TAGACCATCATTAATCGTTAGACATCCGGTTTTATTAACAGAATTAACTAGAATAGAATTAGAAATACGTTTAGATGAAAATACTTCAATTAATGAACTAAATGGACAAAATGATACAGTTTCATTTACAAATAATTCAGGTGCATTTAAATATGATATTATAACAATTTTTGAATATAAAGAATTGGATGTAGAAAATCCTGTATTTTTAGAAATTAATAGAAGTTTTGGATTTAACAATTACAATATTTCATCTAATATTTTTCAACATGGTAGAAGATATGCTTTTAGAGCTAGATTAAAAAATAAATATGGATTTAGTTACTATAGTAAGGAAAGTAATCCTATTTCTATTCCTGCTTATGATCCTTTTATAGAAAATTTACAAATAAATACTTCTTTAATGGAAAATAAAATTTCATGGAATCCTGGATTTACAAATACAGGTCAAACTGTTTATGCTTACGATATATCAAGATCTATTGTTCCTGGTAATACTAATCTATTTACTCCAATACAAGATAGTGATTTTCAAATAAAAAATAATTACTATGATATTTCAGGAGTTGTTGGAATTAATTCATTTGATACTGGAATTTTAGAGAATATTGTTTTAGGAGAAAAAGTAAATATTTCGCAAGGAACTGGAGTAAATAGTATTCTCTCATCTAATCAATTTAAAGAAAATGATGCTTGGAATGAAGCTTACGCATTATCTTATAATCCAATATTTCAAACTCCAAATTTAGATATAAGTTTAAATTTTCAATTATCAAAAGATAATAGTTACTTTCAAATTGGGTTTTCAAAAAATAATATTGATATTTTAAATTTAACTGATTTATTTTTATTTTCTTTTAAATTTGTTCAGGAAAATGGAAATTATAAAATTAAGATAATTGAAGAAACGAATACAGTTTATTCATCAAATTATACATTTTCACCTAGTGATAATTTCACTATTTTTATAAAAAAAAATGATGATGTTCTTTATTATTACAATAACGTTTTAATACATACATCTATTGGAATATCAAAATATCCATTGTATTTTTTGTTTTCTCCATTTAATTCATTTAATACTACAGGAAATTCTGTTCAATCAGGAGCAAAAAATGTTCAATTAACAAAAGTTAATTTATTTGATTCAGAAAAAGAATGGACCGGTGATGTAACAAGTGTTGATTTTATAGATAAAGATTTATCTTTTAATAATTGGTATATTTATCATATAACAGCAAAAGCTATTAAAGTAAGAGATGAAATTAAAACAAGAAATTATGATATAACTACATTTATTGGTAGAGTAATTCCTGAAAATTTCCAATTTAAATATAATATTAATAAAGCAACATTAGATATAAGTTGGAATTTAAGTAACTTAATAAATGATTATATCTCAGTTATATGGGATATTTCTTGGAATGAACAAAAAAGTAATGGAATAATAACTAATGGAAATATAAATTTAAACAATACTGGTAATAATATTCAAAATTATGAATATAAAGGAAGTAATTTTAATAATTTAGAATCAGATTCTATATACAGTTTTCAGATAAGAGGTAATTATAGTAGAAATGATTTAAAAAATACAGATACTTATGTTTCTCCGTATAGTAGTATAAAAATTTTTAATAATTTTCAAGAATCTCCAACTTTAATTGATGTTAGTTATAACATTTTATCGAATAAAATAATAATTAAATGGTCAGAAACATTAAATCCTTCAAAACCTGATTTTTATGAAATTTATTTATCAAATATTACATCAAATAAAGATATTTCTTATAATTTTACAGAAATAAATAATAATATAAGTGATTCTAGTAGTAATGGATTAGAATATTATCCAGGAACTTATAATGTAAAAGTAAGAGCGAATTATGGAGGATTACAGAATCCTACAAACATAAGTTTATTTAGTGAATGGTCTGATATTAAAACATTTAATGTCCCATATCATAAAGTAAAAAATGTAAAAATTAAATCTTATAATAAAAATAATGAAGAAGATATAATTGATGTTAGTTATATAAAATTAGATTGGGATTCTATGATTATTTGTAATCTAAGTAATGAATATGGAATAAATATACCAGATAGTTTCACAATAAAAAGAAGTTGGGCAAATAAAGATTTATTTTATTTACCAGATTATGAAAAAAATATTTTATATAATGAAGTTACTTATACTGACCAAGAATGGCCCTTAGGAGAAAATATAACATGGCCAAGACAATATAAATATGATATATCAGGTAATTTTGCTTGATAATTTATTTTAACAATTAAATATATAAATGTCAGTAAGTATAAATATTTCAGTTGGATGGCCAAAACCAAAAAATTTTACAGCTGAAACTTATGTTAATGGTTCAGACCAATATGTAAAATTAAATTGGGATCCTATTAATTTTAATAGTATTCCATTTACCCTTGATACAAGTGGTAATGGGGGATTAAATGTAAAATATAGAATAATTGAAAGTTATTTATATAAGGAATTAAAATATGAAGTAGATGGAACTAGAAGAACTATTGAAACAGTAGAACCAGGAAATATAATTGATATAAATGAAAATTATTATACAGATAGTTTAGGTTTAGGTGTATCTACTGAAAAATGTTATGAAATACAAGCTATTTATAATTTTCCAAGAAATGAAAATGAACTTTTATTGAAAGAAACAGATATTATTGTGAGTGAGAAAACTAGTAAAATACGTGTTAAATTAATTTCTGATAAATATTGTGCTCAGAGAGTTTGTCAAATGAAATTAAATAGTAATATTGTTAAAAATAAAAATAAATCTTCAAAAGCATTATATTCTAATTATATTTTAAATGGAGTCAATGCGACTTCAACATTAAGTAAAAATAATAATAATTATAGAAGAGGGTTTTTAAACTTTAATGTTTTAAACTCACGACTTTGTTTAAAATCAAAATATTTTAATAAACCTATTAGTTGTGAAAATAATAGTAATTAGTATAATATTTTATCTTATATTCATATATATAAAATAAAATGACTTTTAGTTTTAATAATGTTAATAGTTTTAGATTGAAATACCCTCAATACACCTCATTTAGAAAAAATAAACTTCAACACGGTGAGTGGATTGAAATATATAAAAATAAAAATGAATTACCTACTGCTAAATTAAAAACATGGGTTTTATATTATCGAGACGATGGACTACCTATTAATGGAGACCCTAATAGTAGTCATAATTATACTTTCTATGGTAATTTTCTTGGAGAAACCAATAATTTTACGGAACAGGTAGGATGGATATTTGGATTTCCCTTATTTAATGTAGGTGCAACACCATCAAATTGGCCAAAATTTTATACAAAAAATGCAAATATATTAGGAGCGCAACACCCTATAGGAACTCAAATTGGTAATGATACTATGCTAGTAGATTTAAGTGACAATCGAAATATTATTACACTAGATTTTGAAGGATATAATGTTAATGCTTTTTCTGGTTTAGCTAAATCTTTAGATTATATTACTAATAATATAGAAGAAAACGGATTTTACTTAAATTTAAGAATAAAAAATAGTTCTGAAAATGAATTAAAAAATTTTAGAACTCATACTGGTGAAGAAGAATTTGGATGGGCAACCTTAGTTGAATATGAATATGAATGTGATATTATTGGACCAAAAAGTATGTTAGATATGAATTTAGATTACTTTTTATATACTGAAAATTCTCAAAGTTTAGAAACTAAATTATTTGGCGAATCATTACTAATAAATAATACTAAATTTAAATTAAGTTATATTGATTATATTGAAAGTAATAGTTATCATGATAATTTAAAAATTTCTATTTTAACAGGATTAGGACCAGAAGATTCATCATCTGATAATGAAAAATGGGGTAATATTAATAGAAGAATGGATACTGATCAAATATATGATAATTTAATTTATTCAGAACAATATATTAATGGTTCACCTATTGAATTACAATCAGCTATTAGTTCTACTAATAACACAAGAATTACTAAAATAATAGGAGGTTTTTATAATACAAGTAAAAATAATGGATACTATCCTAACTTAACATGGTATTCAAATTCCTATGTTCCAGTATATCAAATGGACAATACTAGCGGTTGGAATAGAAATTCTAAATATATTAGTAATAATGGTAATAATGGATTAAATAAATCAGATACAGATATTAAAATTTATGAATTAAATAATATTTTGTGGTGTAGTTTAAATAGTCAAAGAAAAAAAAAAGTAAGAATATATGGTAATGGAGGAAATATAAATTTCAGATATATTGATAATTTTTTAGATTTAAATGGAGAATACTGTAACGGTGGAGGATATGGTAGATTTAAAAATACTATTGATTTACCTAGAAATAATATAAAACCTTATTATTCTAATAACAAAGTAAACAATAGCAATTCAATTAAATTATTTAATGAATTTGATATTGATACAAATGTTAATCAATACTTTCAGGATAATTCAATAAGAACTATGAATGATATTTCAAATAGTAAATTTTGTGTTTACTATAAATTGTTAATTCCTCCAATTTCAGGGGAAACATTTAAAATATCATATAATTTTGGTATGAATAGTAATTCTACCACTGTTCCAGCACCATCAAATATTGTAGGTGGTATTGGTTCAAAAGTAACTTTTTTTAGATATTCTGATATGGATAGTAATGCTATTCCTCCTTCTATTGGGGAAAGTGAATCTAGTTTATGGGCAATTAGAGACAATGAAACAATAGAACTAGAATGGACTATAAATGATATTGATTCTAATGGTGATATTAGTATGAAAAAAATAATTTTTATTGATGTAGCATCAGGAAAATCAGTTCATTCGCCACTAGTTGAAATATCACCACTAGATTCCAATCTTACGCTTACTCAAAATGGTTCTGTGGAAAATTATGAAATTACTGCTAATGTTATTCAGTTTTTAAATGTTATTACAGTTGGACAAAATATAAACGAATTAGAACAAAATACATATGTAGAAAAAAATTTTAATAATTTAGTAATACCACAAAGTTTTTTTGTAGAAATAACACCAAAAGATTATGAACCTTATAGATATTATAACAAATATATTCCTTTTACCTTATCTAATAATTTTAATCCCCATTTTAACGATACAGATAGTCCTATTATTATAAAAAATGAACAACTTAATTATAATTACAGAGCTATTAAACCTAATTATACAACTATACTTAATACCAATATTCAACAAGATTTAAATCCTATTATTCAAAATCCTTTTAATTCTGTTCCTTTAATAGATATTTCTGAAAATGAAGTAGAAGATAAAAGAATAGAAATTATAAGAAATACTGTAGATTTAAAAACAGATGATCAAGTAATTTTATTTGAATCTCAAGAAAATTTAATAACAAATAATGAAAATATTATTAAATTATATTCATCACTTGGTGAAAATATTGATTTTGTATCACCTCATACTTTGAATTTAACTAATAAATTAATACCTGATTATTGGAGACTTTATAAACCGACTGTATCCAATTTATATTTTAGAACTAATAAGCCGGATAATGTTATTCCTTATGAATACATATCAACTATTATACATAAGCATAATATTAAAAATACGAGTGTTGGTTTTACTGATGAAAATATAAGAAATGTAAAATATATAATTATAAATAGTAATGAAGACAAAAATGATTTATCAGCATTGACTGAAAATGGTTTGAAAACGACTGATAATTTAATTATTGATATAGCTGGTTCTGAAAAATTTACAGTCCAACTCTCCGTACATCCAATGATTATTAGATTATCATTATCACCATCATTAACTTTTAATCCTTTTGGTGCTAATAGAGAATACAATATTGGAGATATAAATGCAAATCCTAGATCGGAAAACGGTGGAGTTAATTTACCTACATTAACAAGACCCGCTGATAAATTTAGTATGAATATTCCTTTGAATAACGCATTTAGTAGATTTAATAAGTATATGAAATCTGGTGATGATACAAATAATTTAATCTGGAATAATGTATATGATGTAAATATTCAATGTTTAGATGATGGACAAAATGGTAATGCTGGATATCAAAATAGTGATTTAAATGGTTTTGATATTAACCCAAATAATTTTAAAATTTTACTAATTAATATCCCTGAATTAGAATATATAAATCCTATTAATCCTAATACAGGTGAAATTGATTATACATATAATTTAAATGAAAATAATTCCACATTTACACTTGAATGGAAAGGATTCGATTTTTTGTTAGATAATACTTTTAATAAAACAGTTCAAGAAGGAGGGACAATTGGTAAAAAAATAGAAATTATTTGGAATATTTCAAGATTAAATACATCAACTAACATAACAACTACTATATTTTCAGCAACTGAATCTTCTGATTTAACATATGAAATTAATGGAAATGATATAAAATATAAATTTATTGATAGAAATGTAAGAATTTATGATAAATATATTTATTCTATTAAAGGAAAATGTAGATGGACAGGTATTTTAGATATTTTACTTTATGATGGTATTATAACTGACTTAGATGAAAATATTGAAATACCAAGTTTTGATATTAAAGGATTTTACACCCCAGAATATTTTATTTGTAAAAATAATAGATTTCCCTATGGTAGATTTAATACAACTTCTACAAATTTTAAATTATATAGACCTTTATTACTAAGGACTGTAGGCCAGGTTGATCAATTTGGTAGAAAATTAGGAGGTGATTGCTCTATTGTACCTATGAATCGTCCAAATGTTTTATCTGATGGTGGTAATAATAATAATATTTATATCAATACTGCTGACCAAATGACAAAAAAAGAAACATTTAAAAGACTTTCTACATTAAGATTAAAACGTTAAAAAAATTTAATTTTTAAATATTTTTTTAATTATTCTAAATTTTTTAAATCATTTACTTTCCAATATTCACTACCTCCATTAGGTAAGGGACGTCGAATTATAAATGGAATTTTATTTTGTAATAATTCCATATGGGCAATAGTATGACCATCTATTATATTTCTTGTTACTTCTATAAAAGGCTTTGAACCATGATTAATTTGTTTTGCTCTTAAACCTAATATTTTTGCTTTTTCAAATCTAGTAAGAAATGGTAAAGTTGTATGTAAAGGGTCAATAATTTGTCCTTTTTTATTTCTAGATATTTTTGACAATGCTAGTAATTCCTTAAAATTTATCTGTTTTGTTTCTGGATGATATGAATATATTAAATCTTTATTTATATCTTGTTCTAGTTTATTCATATTTTCAGTATATTCATCATCACTATCTGTTTCTTCATCACTGGATATATTATTTAATTCATCTTCATTAATAAATGTTTCTGTATTAATTAATATTGGTTTTTCGTCTTTATCTTCTTCTTTATTTTCTTCATCATCTTCATCTTCTTCATCTTTTTCATCTTTTTCATCTTTTTCATCTTCTTCATTTTTATTTTCTAAATTTAATTCTTTATCTTCTTCATATTCTTCATCTAGTTCGCTGTCATCCTTTTCTGATAAAACTATTGGTTCATCATTATCCTTAATATTTTTTTCAACGTCAAATTCTTCTAAAGTAGGGGAGTTCATTTATATTAATATAATAAAAACTTTATTATATTGTTTTCAATTTTATTATTTACTAACAGTATTCCATACTGTATCACAATTGGCACATAAATATACAAATTTCATATTATTATCATCATATCTAATATATAAAATTTCTTTTTCCTTTGTTTTTTCTTTTGATTCCTCATCAACTTTTGGTTTTTTATTTGATATACAATCAGAATTTGGACAATCGATATTATAAATTCTAGGTAAAGTAGGATCTAATTTTGTATATTTATTTATAACATTTTTGTAATTCATTTCTTTTTTAACTTCAGTTTTACTGACATATAAATTATTTAAATTAGAAACTAATGATATATCTTCATGACCACAATTTCTACAATAATAACTTAGTTTATCCTTATCCTCATTTAATAATTTTAAATAATACATATTACCACATTTAGAACAGAAATGCATATTGTTTTATATACTATTACTATAAATATATTTTTATTTCAATTTTATTATATATTAATTTTCATTTATTACTTTTATAAATTCTTTATGTAATTCATCATAATCTATTATACAACCCATACTATAAATTCTTGCCGTAACTCTACTTTTTTTCTTATTTTTATTTTTTAAATCAGTGATATATTCTATAATTTTATCTTTATTTTCATAAATATATTTTTTGTAAATAGAAAAAAAACAACTACATTTACCTAAGTGTAACATTTTTTTTTTTAAATTTCTTAAAATAGCAATTTCTAAATTTTTGTAAGTAATAATTTCATGATAACTTTTAAATGAAGAATGAGTTTCTTTAATTCCTGGTTCATTTAATAAAGATTTATTATGTAATAAAGTAACTAACATAAGTAAAATAGATTTTATTGTTTGACAAGATGTCCATTGTTCACCTTTCCATGTATTTAATATACTAATACAAACTTTTCCATTTCTATATAAATTAGGATGAAATCTTGTTTCATTGTCGTTTGTTAAATATTTTAATTTTGGAGGAGAAAAAGGATAATTACTAGGAAAATTAAATTCAAAACAATATCCACCATATCTATAAATTGTATCATCAGGACCAAATATAATAGCGTAACCTTTTAACATATTTTCTTCGTCGTGTGCATAATATATTCCATTATCAGATAATGGATTTTTTATTATATCAACAATGTCTTTCTGCAGTCGTTTTTTTGACATCTTACTCATTATCTTTATTTCAGTGTTATTAACACTCATTATAAATTATATTTATTTAGAAACATTTAAATAATTATTATATATTATATAAATTTATCATCTATTTAGGTGTCAAAAACTTAAAAATATTAAAACTATAAAATAAATTAAAATTGATTTAAAATATATCGAGATATATTATAATTATAAAAATGAGTAAACTGAAATGTAAAACATTTCCCGAGTTTCTAAAATTATATCAAATAAAATCTAAAGATGACACCAAACCAATAACTCACACTAGAATAGGTGGTAAAGATAAAGATGGAAATCAAATTTGGGGTGGTAAATATCATATACCAGAATCTAGTATGGAAACATTTTGGAAGTTATATTATAAACATATTCATATTAATAAACAAAAAGAATATTTAACTGAGTCTCAAGATAAAATAAATGGAGGTCCATTATTAATAGATTTAGATATGAGATATAATAATAATATTACAGAAAGACAATATGATGAGGATGATATTGTTGCTATATTAGAATTATTTTGTCAATCTCTTCAAGAATTATTTGATTTTAAAGAAAAGATTGAATTCTACGTTTATATATCTCAAAAAAAAAATGTAGTTTGTCAAAAAGATAAGCCTACTAAAGATGGAATACATATGGTTTGGGCTATTAATATGAAACATAATATTCAGATGACTCTTAGAAATATTTTAATTAATAAAGAAAATAATGAAATGAAAATATTTCAAGAAGAAGGATTAGATTGTGTTAATAATACAGAAGATATATTTGATGAAAGTATTAGTTGTGGAAGAAACAATTGGCAAGTATATGGTTCAAGAAAACCAAAATGTGAGCAATATAAAATAAAATATATTTATAATGTTGAAATTGATAATAGTGAATATAACTTTGAAAATCAAAGTTTAAAAAAATTCAATATTAAAGATATGTTGCCTCTATTAAGCTCAAAAAATAAAAACAATATTAATATCATAGAAAAAGCTTCTATTAAAAATAAATATCTGAAAACTGTTGAAAGTTTTAATCAAATTGGAAAAAAAGAGAAACCTAAAAAAAAGCACTATGTTAAAAATTATTCTTCATCCGTATATTCTAATAATTTAAACTTAAAATATCCTACCAATGAAAGTGAATTGAGTAGTATAATATTAGATACATTCTCTAATTTAAATTTAAAAGATTACCATATTAAAACATTACACGAAATAACTATGATTTTAGATGAAAACTATTATAATCCTTTTAAAGAATGGATTGAAGTAGGATGGGCATTACGTAATACTGACCCTGTTAATTTATTTTGGACATGGGTTAAATTTTCAAGCAATTCTTCTAAATTTGATTGGAAATCTATTCCTGATTTACATAAAAAATGGATTGAAATGAAAGATGAAGGTAAAACTTTTCGTTCTATTCATTATTGGGCTAAAAATCTCAATCCTGTAAAATATAAACAAATTATGGATACTTGTATTGACCAACTTGTTTATAAAACATTGCCAGGTGGTGGAAGTGATACTGATATTGCTATTCTAGCTAAAAATTTATATATGGGTGAATTTGCTTGTGTAAGTTTAAAAGAAAAAAAATGGTTTCAATATTGTGGTCATCGATGGAAACTAAGTGACAATGGATATGGTTTAAGGATTAAATTATCACAAGATGTTGAAGCTTTATTTCAACATAGCGCACAACAAGAAAAAGATAAAAGCACTGATGAAGAATATTCCGCAGGTGAAAGAGAAAATTTTCTACAAAATGCTTCTGCTTTTAATAGAATCGCACAAAGACTTAAATCTCATAGTCAGAAAAAAATGATTATGGGAGAGTGTATGGAACACTTTTATAATGATGAATTAATTCAAAAGATGGATGAAAATAAAAATTTACTTGGATTTAATAATGGTATTTATGATTTTAATGAAAAGTGTTTTAGAAATGGAAAACCTGAAGATTATATTAGTTTTACCACAAATAATGATTATGAACCTTTTGATAAAAATAATCCAGAACATATTGAAATTAAAAATCAAATTGACGATTTTATGGAAAAAGTTTTTCCTAATCCTGAACTTAGACAATATATGTGGCAACACGCCGCATCCACATTAATTGGTGAAAATAGAAATCAAAAATTTATTATTTATACAGGAGTTGGTGGTAATGGTAAATCTATCTGGGTTGACCTTATGAATCTTGTATTAGGTGATTACGCTGATAAAATGAATATCGCATTAATTACACAAAAAAGAAAAGGCATCGGTGGTCCAACACCAGAAATCGCAAAATTAAAAGGGAAAAGATTTGTCAGTATGGATGAACCAAGTGCTGGTGATGAATTAAATGAAGGAATTATGAAACAAATGACGGGTGGTGATGAAATGGAAGGTAGAGCAATGTATGCTAAAGAAATGATGAAATTTTATCCTCAGTTTGAATTAGTCTGCTGCACTAATAGATTATTTAAAATTAAATCCAATGATAAAGGAACTTGGAGAAGAATCAGACAAGTTGATTTTGTTAGTGAATTTGTTGATGAAGATATGTATAAATTAAAAAAAAAACAAGGATTTGTTAATGACCCTGAAAAACCTATTTATTTAAAAGATATGACTATGAAGGATAAACTACCTAGTTGGGCTAAAGTATTCACCGCATTATTAATTGAAATTGTTAATGAAACTAGTGGATTTGTAAAAGATTGTCCTATGGTATTAGAAGCTTCCAAGAAGTATGAAGCTCAGCAAAATATTTGGACACAATTCTTTATGGAAAATATTAAAAGAGGTTGTGATGATGATAAAATTAAGAAATTTGAAATTAGAGACCATTTCAGTGAATGGTATAAAAGCACCTTTCACGAAACTCCTCCTAAATCTACTGAATTATATGATCAATTAGATAAAGTATGTGGAAAAAGAGTTGGTAAAGGAGGTAATGCTTGGTTAGGATGGAAAATTATATATAATTACGATAGTGACGGATTTGATAGTGACTCTGATAGTGATTAAAAATATATTTAAAAAAAATATTTTTTATCTAGTTATTTTATAATGGTCTGCACTACTTCTTGTATTATTGCCGGAGCCTTCATTTTTTCTAGTATTTTTATGAATATAAGGGTTAATAAACAAACTATTAATAATCCTTTATTTCAATTACTTAATGATAATCTTAAAAAAAAATATATGAAAATTACTGAGGAAAGAAAAAATATATATTTTAAAGGTTTTCTTATTGCTTTTATTATATCCATTTTCTCTCTCTTTTTTTTAAATAATAATAAAATGTTCAAAATGAATAAACTATCAAATATCTGTTTCATACTTGCTACCTCATTTACTATTAATTACTTTTTTTATATTTTACACCCTAAAAGTGATTATATGATTAATCATTTAGAATCTTATAAAGAGAAACAAGCCTGGTTAGAAATTTATAAAAAAATGCAATTTAATTATCATTTAGGTTTTTCTCTAGGACTTGTTGGTATGTTATTTATCGGAAATTCATTCTGTTAATATAATTAGCTATAACTAAACACATCTTACATATTTTTTATATTTTTTCTAACTTCCTTAAAAAATTTTGGAGAGAATCCTTCTTGTTTTCTTTCTTTTTTTTCTAGTTCTTCTATTTTTTCTATTTCTTGTTATTACTCTTTTTTCCCTTTTCTTAATTTTATATAAGTAAAGATTATCCAGTTTTACACATCGTTTATTATATCTCAATAATTCTTTCATTGTCATTTCGTAAAATGGTTTCGAATTATTATACTTTTTTAAAATTTTATTCATATATTTTATATTATTTTATATATAAAATATATTTTTATAACTAATTTGGTAAAACATCCATATTAAACGGTAATTTACTTATTAATGTGTAAAGTAATATTAATCCTCCCATCATTATAAATGATATTAAATATATATTATCCACCTTAAAATGTTCAAAGTTTTCATATAAATAATCAATTATACTTGGAATTTTTAATTGTTTATTTGCTATAGGCACTTGGAATATTAAACTCTTCAAAAATATAATAGGAAATAGTAGTAATGCTAATATCATTGGCCAATATTTTACATTTGAATATTGTTTTTTCCCTATAAGTAATACTATTATAACCAAAAATAATATCCAATATAACATTTTTAAATAAAATGAAAAATCTAATACATTATCTGTTTTTTTATTATAAAAATTTGTCATTCTATTTGAAATTGCTCCATCTTTTTCTAATTTTTCTAAATTCTTTTGTTTCAAATTATAATAATCTTTTTTTTCCTTATAAAAAGTATTCAATTCACTTTCATAATCTTCTTCTGATTTTAAGCTCCTTTTAATTGATATTAATCTTTTCATTATTAAATTTACATCTTTTGTTGATGATTCTAATTTTTTTTTTGCTTTATCATAATATTTTTTTCTTAATAAATTATCACAATATGTAGAGCTACTATTTTGTCTACAATTTTTGTCTTTTAAATCTTCTACCTTATATTTTATATTATTCAATGTATTTTCTGCATTTCTTAATTCTTGAAATGTGTTACTCATTATTTATATATATAATTATTATACATTAAAATAATGTAGGATATTTTTCATAATCTGTAGTATTTGATGGTTCTACAGTTTTAGATAGTGTTTCAGTATTAACTATATTTGTAAAATTTTCCGATGGAGCAAGAACTGTTAAATTTACAGCAGCAGCAGGATCAAGTATAAATCCATTTTCTTCACATTTTCCATTTAAATCATCATCTCCTGATTTATTATCATCCGTTGTTTTTCTTAAAGGTTCGTTTTTACTATATCTTGAATAATTAAATTTATTCCAGTTATGACTTCTTCTTCTAAAGTTGTCATAAACTCTAGATAATATACTATAAACGACTACACACAATATTAAAAATATAGCAAATACTCCTACTGTATCAGGGAAAAAAGGAATATTTGTCATTGCCATTAAAATTAATAGAATTGCTAAAGCCCCATATGTTACTATTTTTAATATATGTTTATGGGAACGAAATCTATCATGTTCATAATCTCCTAATTTTACTAATCTTTGTTTATTAAGTCTATTATCTTTTAATACTTCTAATTCTTTTTGTGTTTCATTTATTTGATGGTTTAATAGTTTATTTGTTGCTTTTTGATCTGCCAAAACTCTGGCATTTCCTTCTAATGCTTTATATTCATCACTATATATACTATCTAGTTGATTTAATGTAGACACCGCTGTATTTTTTAAAATTCTTAAAGATGCTATATTTTCTGATTGAGAACCCTTATCGTCTGTAATTTTTTTTTGAAGCGAACTTCTTGCTGCTTCTAGTTTATCCATAAAATTATTTATATTTCCTTGTACCTCAGCCTGTGCTGCCTTTTTTTGTGATTCCGATGGTGATGCCATATATAATACGTTTTTATAAAAAATTTATTGTCTTATTTTTTGTATTACTAATAACATTGATAAAATTGCTAAACCAGACCATAAATATAATTGAATTTGTTGACTAGATAATTTTAATTCTATATCTTCTAATTGTCCTTTTTGTGTATCAGTACTTTTTCTTTCTAAACTTGTTTTTACATATACATCATTATAATCTCCTATTAAGTCCGTCATACTTTTCATTCCTTCTAGATTACTTAAAACTGACATTATATTTTTTCTTTTTTTTCTAACACTAATTGTTTGTTTTTCTAAATCTTTAGCACGAGTATTTAAACTTTCATTTGATTTTAACAATTTCGCATATTCATCTGTAAAATTATATATTTTTTTATTTATTGTGTAATTCCCATTTGAATCTATTGAATCTTGAAAATAATTATAACCTATCATACAAGCTTGTTTTAAATCTTTTCCTGTTTTTCCATATGCTTCATCCATATTATTACATGATGTTACATTCATTATCATACCACTTTTACCTTTTGACCTTATTATTGGTGTTCCTCCATATCCACCTCCACATTTAAAGCAACCATCTTTTTGCTCATTTGTTACTATATTTTCCGCTCCTGGCATTATATTTCTATTTATACACCTTACTCCTGAACAATTTACATTTTTATTATCATTTCTCGATAATAATTCTGGTTCTCTTAATCTACATCCATTCATGCAACTGTCTATTCTCATTGTTCTATTTTCTTTATTTTTATCTACTTTATCTACACAATTTCTTTTACACTCATTAATTTTTGTTAATAATAGATTATAATTATCTATAAAATTTTTTTGATTATTTCCCCAACTTGATAAATCATTTTGAAAATCCGTTCTTAAATCTGTTAAATATTGTCGAGATTTATCAAGTCCTTCATCAAAAAGTTTATCTCCTTTATCAAAATTTTTATTATTTTCTATTATATGCTTTTTTTTATTGAATTTTTTTATTTTTTTATTTTTTAATTTTTGGTGTTCCTTACCTTGTTTTAATAAATTATCAATAGGCTTTTTGTTATACTTTTTTTTTTCCTGTATTTTTGATTCATTTACTATATTTTTTATATTATCCATTATTTTGCTAAAAACCATTTTATATATTATATATAAAAAAGTATTATTGTGAATTAATTATTGCTGTTAAAACAAATGTGCCTCCTAATATCATCCATATTAAATGATGCATTTGTATAGATGATATTGACAACTCTGATTCATTTATTTTTCCTTCATATGTTGATATATCTGCTCTAATTTTATCTATTTTTTTTTTTAATTTATTATATTCTTCTACATTTTGTAACATTTTACATTTTTCTGTTTCACACGAATTATCTCTTGTATATGATGCACTGAAACCTTCCTTCCTTTCACTTCCTATTTTACTTTCTAATATTTCTCTTTTTTTTATTATTTTATTTACATTTTCTTTCATTTTATTTGCTAATACCTTTAATTTATTATTGTATTTTGTAACTTTATCACCGTCGTCAAGATTTATTTTACAATCTGTTCCTGAACTTGTATTTCTTATAACACTTCCCATATTACTTGTCATAGTATAATTATTCCACATTATTTTACCATTGGGTTCATTATCAAGTTTTATCATTGGTAGATTTTTACAATAATTACTACTACCTAAAAAATCATCATACATCCTTGTTTTACCATCTTCAGTTATAAAGGCATATTGACTTTGATATTCAATATTATAACCACCTTTTCTACAAGGTATATATCCATATAATGTAGAACCATTTTTTAATGAATCAAAATCATTTTGTGATATGGTATGCTGAACTTTATTTGGACAAGTTACTGACCTAGTAGTCCAAGCAGCAGTATCCTTAAATTGTCTTTTATAACCATTTTCATCTAAATAATATTTGGTATCCGTTGTATCATCTTTTATTTTAAAAACTACATGTCTTTTATTAAATCCTCCATTATTCATTCTATTTGATTCTATTTTATTTTGATAAGCTTTCTCCCAATCCGCTAAAGCATTCTGATATTCACTTTTAGTGTTATACATTTCATTTTTTATAGTTTGATTTTTTCTTTTAATTCCTTCATAACCTTCCTTAATTTTACTATGATTTTTTGATTTTAATTTATAACTTAGTTCAGGTTGTTCTATTGAAATTAAATTTGACCTCATTTTTTTTCTTTTTATTTTATGTTTAATATTCATAAATTTTTTTCCATCACTTAACATTTATTTATAAACTATTGATAGAAAACTTTTATTTGTTATTCTTTTAATTGTTTATAAATAAAAAAAGACATTGTTAATATTGATATTGTATAAAAACTTGTAGTTAAATATGCTCTACTTTTTTTATCTAAAGTATCTACTTTTCTAGGATTATTTGCTTGATTTAAATTAATATACTTATTCAAATTTTTTCCTCTCTCCTCATATCTAGTTTTCAAGTTCTTTAATTTATTTCTAGCAGCTTTTATATTTTTAGAATTTGAAATAGATGTTCCTAATAACTTAGCTTCATATCTTAATATATCTTCTGCTTTTAATTGTAAATTGTACATAGTTGCTGTGGAACCAGTTGGAGAAGGATATGAATCATTAAGTTTTTCTTCCGCATATTGATTACAGTATTGTTCTGTAAGAGCCCTCCACAAACATAAATGTGTTTCTATTTCATCTTTATTTGAACATGACATTTATATTATATATATATTATTTACATAATCTATAATACTTTGTTACTAGTGCTGTTGGACTATTTCTTGTTATTTCAGTTACTTGACCTGGTCTTATTCCTATTGCTACTGCAGCTGGGTCAAAACGAGAAATTTCTGGCCAATTCGATTCTTGAATTATGTTATATTTTTTTTTTATTTCTTCTTTTTTTTCATCACTTAAAATTTCGTGTTTTGGAACTAAATTATTATCTAAAATATTAAATAAATAATCATGTAAATTATAAATGTTTATGTAATATTTATTTTGTTCGTATTCTAATCTTAATAAATTTTTTAAAACATCATTTATTTTATCTTTACTTATTATAACCAAATCATCATTTTTTCTTAAAATTGGAGGGTCTTCTAATTGAAACAAATCTTCTACATAATCTTGAACTTGAGAAGGTCTAATTTTCGTTGTTAAATGATACTTATAATAAATTTTTTGTCCTGTATCATTATTTGTAAGCAACATATCTAATTGTTTATTTGTATGTAATGTTAATATATCATTTACAGTAAAATCTTCATAATCATCTGTATTAAATCCTCTTCTTTTTGCTAAATTTAAAATTATTTTTCTAGAATTAAATATCTTTGAAATAATTTGACTGTTTGTAATTTTTGTGGCACTACTCATATTTATATTATTCATATAATTCATTTTATATATTTTTCAATTTTATATAAAATAAATAAATTAGTTAATTTTTTTTTTATCATTTTCTTCTTCTTCTTCTTTTTCATCTTTTTCGTCTTCTTCAATTGTTGATAATTTTTCTAACCCAGTATTATCTATGATATTTAATGAACTTTTTGACTCTAAAATTTTTTCACCTTCTTCTTCTTTTTCTTCTTCTTTTTTTTCTTCTTTATCTTCATCATATTCTTCCTCTTCTAATTCCATTCCTAATAAATCTTCTATGTATCCATCATCGGGACCTGGAGTTTTAGGTCTTCCTTCTGCTAAAGGATTTACTATATCTAAATTTTTATTTATTTCCTGTATCTCCAAATCTGATATATCATTATTTACTTTTGTATTTTTAAAATCTTCTACTTCATCTTCATAAACTGATATTAATTCACCTTTATTTGGTCCACTTTGTCCTAAAAGAGAATATTCCATATCATCTTGGTCATATTCTAATATTTTAAATGTTGAATCATTATACATATTATTATATAAACCTTCTTTTACCTTTACTATATCACCATTTTTATAATTAAATCCTTGTAATGCTTCTTCATCTAAATCAATACCATCATCATCATCTACTTCACCTTGTTGAGGTATAAAATTATCTACACCATCAAAACTTTCTTCATATATAAGTGATTCTTGAGGTACTGCTAATTCTTCAACTTTCTTTTCTTTAATTACGACTGTTTCATCTTTATTTTCATTTTGTCTTCTTAATGTTTCATTTTGAATTTGTTCTAAATTAATAAATGCATTATTGGTTAATTTAACTATATCATTTCCATTAGTTAATGTTAGTAACTGGTCAATATTATCTTCTGTTATTATTCTCATTTGTATGTTCATTGATTTTAATTCCTGCATTAATAATTTAAAAGCATATGGAACTCTTACTAAACTAAAGTCTCTACCATATTTACTTATATTCACTACATTTAAATCTTCTACTAAATTACCAACAAATTTTATGGGTCCATCTGCGTGTGGACTCAAAAATATATTATTACTTTCATTATATACTGCTATACATCCTGTTTTATTACAAATTATTACTTCAAATTCATCACCTCTAACCATCATAGATTCTTTAATAAATGAACTTAGTCCATGAGCAATTAAACAATCTCTGTCCATTTCACCTATTCTTAATCCTCCATTATTAGCTCTACCCTGGACAGTTTGTCTTGTAAGAGCTGTTCTTGGACCTCTTGCTCTATAATTTATTTTATCTTTTGGCATATGTTTTAATCTTAAGTAATAAGTAGGTCCAAAATAAATTTCTGTTTCTAATTGTTCACCTGTCATTCCATTATATAATATTTGATTTCCTGTTGAATGAAAACCTTCATTTGTGAGCATTTCACCATATTGTTTGTGTTTGGGTCCTTTATTTGTAAAAGCTGTACAATCTCCAAATCCACCATATATACATGCTGTTTTGCTAGTTAATGTCTCAACTAAATGTCCTATAGTCATTCTACTAGGCATAGCATGTGGATTTACAATTATATCAGGTCTTATACCATCTTTAGTACAGGGCATATCACATTCAGGTAAAATTATACCTATTGTACCTTTTTGCCCTGCTCTAGAACAAAATTTATCTCCCATTTGAGGTATTCTTTCACCTCTAATTCTTACCTTTGCAATTCTTTTTCCTTCTTCTCCTTCCGTCATAAAAGATTTATCTACAATACCTACTTGACCTTTTTTTGCGTATATTGAATTATCTACATATGAATTTACATCATTTATACTGTTAGAACCCATTCCCATAATTACAGTTTTCTCTGTTACTCTACTGTTTTCTTTAATTAAACCTGATTTATTATCTAATTCCTGATAATCATATCCAGGTTTTATTCCTGTTATATTTTTATCTAATACATTCATAAATTTTTTCTCCACTTTGATATTTCCTGTTTTTTCAACTTCTTCAAATGCTTTATACGTATTATAATATGTTGTTCTAAATAATCCTCTTTTTAATGATGCTTCATTCATTATAACAGCATCTTCAACATTATATCCTGAATAACACATAATAGCTACTATAGCATTTTCTCCATATGGATGCTCTTCTTGAGTTACATATTTCAAATATCTACTTTTTGTTAATGGAATTTGACCATAATTCAATACAAAGCAAGATTTATCAAATCTAGTGCTATAATTAGAATGGTATAAAGATACTGCTTGTTTTGATTGACCACAAGAAAAAGCATCTCTAGGATAAGGATTATTTTCCGGATAAATTATTTGATTTGCCATTAATCCCAAAATTAATGATGGATGTATTTCACAATGAGTTATTTTTTTTTTCAAATAATCTTCTCTTTTAATATTTGAATGAGCAAGCATCATTGAACTTAATTCACTTGTATCTAAATACTCAACTACACTTCCATTTTCATTTAATTTTTTTACTATTTGCTCATTTATAGTAATATTACAATCTTTTTCCAATATTTTTTTTTTATTAGAGATTCCAAAAACTATATTATTCCAAGTTATTTTGTTTGATTCATACAATTTCAATATATTTTCTCTTTCATATGATATTTTATCATCCATTAAATAGAATAATGGTCTCATTGGTCTCCCTGAATCACTACATATAATAATTTCATTTCTTTTTATATTAAATGATACACTTGTGTAAATATCTATCATATTATTTCTACGATGAATTTTCATTATATTTACAATCATTAATGGTTTATGTGTACATCCTATCCAAATACCATTAATGAATATTTTTGTTGTATATTTCATATAGTTTAAAGAACATTCTTCTAATATTTTTACTCCTAATTTTCTTAAATAATTAATATATGGTTTTCCAGATGTCCCTTTACTAATAATTGTTGATATTGATATATGATTATGTAATCCTACATTTCCTCCATCAGGTGAATGTAAGGGACATAATAATCCATATTGTGTGCTATGAAGTAATCTAGGCGCTACAACTTTGGCACCATCTGCTGAAATATAAAGATTTGTTTTTCTTAATTGACATAAAAATCCAAAAAATGATAATCTATTTAATTCTTGACAAACACCTGGTCTTTTTGTATGAGCCGATGCTCCCCAATCACCCTTAAAGCCTTTTTTGAATCCTCTTTCAACTATTTTTTCTGTAAAATAATCTTCAAAATTTTTAGTAAATAATCTTATAAAATCTAAACCTTGATAGGCTGTTTGGTTTTCACGATATAAATATTTTCTATCTATTTTCAAATATAAATCGTCTAATTGAAGTTTATAATATTCATCAAATAAATTATGAATTAATGTTCCAGATACTGATAATCTTTTGTATTCAAAACTATCTCTATCTGTTGGTTTTTCCTGACCTATAGAAACATTTAATAATCTTTTAACCATATATCCAAGATATAATGCTTTTGTTTTAAAATTTAATTCACCTATATGTGGTAAAAAATAATTCATTAAAATTTGTAATACTTGATATTTCGTTTTATTTTTACACAAACCACTTAGGTATGAAATAGCTGCCTGTTGTGTAAATATATTACCAGCATCATGAACACATGGTATAAATAAATCAATTAAATTTTCATATTTATCCATATCTAATAAACAAGTTTCAATTATTTCTTTATCTGATATTATTCCTAATGCTCTAAAAACAATAAATAAAGGAACCGGTTTTCTAATTTGAGGTATATTTACAACTATGTTGTTATTACTTTGAGAAGGTTGTTCTCTTACTAATCTTACTGATAAAGTTCTCTTGGGTTTTGATGAATCTTCACTTACCGATTTTATTTCTGCTACATAAGAATATATGTCATTTATATCTTTTAAAATATAAAGTAAATTATCACCTCTTCCTTCTTGACTAACTATTACTTTTTCATTACCATCTATTATAAAATAACCTCCTGGATCGTTTTTACATTCTCCCATATTAAATCTTATATCTTTATCTAACCCTTGTAATAAACATAAATTTGATTGTAACATAATTGGAAATTTACCTAGATATATTTTTTCAAAAGTTAAGGTCTCAAAATGTTCAGAATATTTATTTTTTCCTGTAGAACCATCTTCTTTATCAATTAATATTCTTATTTTTAATTCAACATCATAATGTATTGTAAATCCATATGTCATATTTCTTAATCTTGCTTCATTTGGATACATATAATGTTCTCTATCTTCATCATATATTACTGGTTTTCCATAATAAATTCTATCAGCATTTACACCACCTAAATATATTTCACATTCATATTTATATTCTTTTGTTTCCTTATCTAATTCTTTAAATATTCTTAAAGGGTTTCTATCTTTAAATATATCCTTAATTCCTTTTGAAAAAAAATCATTATATGAATCTAAATGGTGTTTTATAATTATATTTTCATTTTCTTTAAAATATTTCTCAATTGTTTTCCATGAAACATTATTTTTATTCATATAATATATCATTAGCATTTTTTTTAAAATTTATTTTAAAAGATAATATATAATTATTAACTTTTAATTAATTATTTTTTAAAATTATAAATATCAAACCTATCAAAATAAACATAATTATATAAGGTATTAATAAAAGTATCCAGGACATTGTTTTGAAACCTTTTTTACATAACATATTTAATAAATAAGTCCAAATTATAACATATATAAATTGTAAAACAATATATACCATATTATGAATTGGTGTATGAGTTTTTAATAAACCACAAGTATAAATATTTGGATTTCCAATATTTTGAAAACACATTGTTAAAGTTGTTAAAATAGATAATGCTAAATAAATTTGAGCAGGAGCACACAAATTTTTAAATATTTTCAATAATTTCATTATATATATATTATTTTTATAAATTAAAAAAATAATAAATTTACATATTATTATTTACTACATCCCTTACAGCGTCTAAATGAGCTCCTGCTAAATCCATATTTCTTGATTGGTAAACTTTATCTTTACTTAATCCTGGTTGATGCATAATATCAGAACTTACTACTGGTTTATCTCCTTTGTATCTATGAACTGTATTCGTTAAAGCATCATTTCCTTTCCACCAATAATTTTGTAAATCACCCCATAATCCTCCTCCATTTTGTTTAAAATTATTATTACTATTAATTGGTGCTGGCATTACATTTGTATTTAATTTATTACCAAAATGAGCTCCTAAATTTTTTGGATTACTACAGTCAAAACCAGATGAACCTGGTTTTGCTAATAAATTTCCTCCTCTTTGTCTCTTTTTTGCTCTTTTTAATTTTCTTCTTCTTCTTCTTTTAGTTTTTTTTACTCTTTTTACTTTTCTTCTTCTTCTTCTTTTTGTTCTTCTTTTTGTTCTTCTTTTCCCTCCCATCATTCCCTTTGAAGCACAACCACACCCCCCTCTTTGTCTTTTTTTTGTTTTTTTTTTATTTTTATTAACCCTTGATAATCTTGCCATATATTTTATGGTTAGATTTAAAAAAATTTTATATATTCGATAAGTTATTCTATATCAACATGAGTAAGCATATGTCTTCTACAACACATTTTTGTTAAATTTAAACTATCTAATACTTTACCCTCCGGTGTTTTTTTTGGTTTTTTTTCATCTAAATATATAACTTCATTAGTATCCATATTATTTGTCACTTTTAATTTACGCACTTCTTTTAAATAATATAAATATTTATCAGCTAAAACATTTCCGCATGTAAAACACTTAATAGGAATAATCATTTTAATATATATATAAAAATGATAAATTATTAAATCAATTTTATACTAATTAATTTCAACTTGTTTATTGTTTACATGAGTCACCCTTCGCTGAACAATAAGGAGCATTTTTCTCTATAATATTTCTACCTTTCATATAGTAATATTTTTCCCAAGGCATTAACTTACCCTTACTAGAACAATGACATATATCACTTGGTCCATTACTTCCCGGTGCTTGATTATTTTCAACGCCTTCACTTGCTAAACATTTTCCTATAATGTTGCCTGACTCTTTAGTTGTAGCCCATACACAACTTCCTAAAGCTACACAAAGTTCTTTTGTATTATTATTCACACAGGAATCATCGCTAGATATTGATTCTCTTGCTTTATCCAATATATTTTCCATTTTTTCTACAATTAATACCTTTTTAACCTTTGTTTTTTGTTTTTCAATCTTGATATTTTTGGCTAAAAAATAAAATCTAAATAAAACAAATATAATTGTAAACATTATTATAGCAGCTAAATTTTCTATAATAAATCTTCCTGATGAAATTATAATATTTGGTTCTCTTTCCATTATATATAATAAATTAGTATAAAAAATTATATATAATTAATTAACGACGACGACGGCTACGGCTGCGACGACGGCTTTTAGAACGGCGACGACTTTTAGAACGGCGACGACTTTTAGAACGACTACGACGTTTATGACCACCGCATCCACTTCCACCTCTTCTCTTTCTAGATGCTCTTCTGGATTTTCTTGACTTTCTGCGTCTTTTTGATTTTACTCTCTTTCTGCGTTTCATTGTTTTTCTACTCTTTCTTCTGCGTTTTCTTTTTCCACCAATTAAAGAAAATCCAGATTTTGTTTTATCTGCCATTGGTTCTGGACTTCCGCCACAACTTCCTCCTCCTCTTTGACGTCTCTTAGATTTGCTTTTTCTGCGTTTAAGTGTCTTTCTGCGTCTTCCTCCTCTTAGACTCTTTAGATTTTTTAAACCTAACATGTTCATTAATCCCATTTATAAATTATATTGAGATAAAAAATATAATTTATGCTAAAGAAACGCACTTTATTTTTTTCTTATAGTTTTTATTTTTCTAGTTTTTATTTTTCTAGTTTTTCTTCTTCTAGTTTTTCTTCTTCTACCGCCTTTTTTTGTTTTAGATACTGACCATTTACTATGAAAATCTTTTTTATATTTTTCAAAATTCTCTAACATTTTTTTAGCCCTTCTACTTATAGGATTATCTCCTAGTTTATTTAACATTCTTTTTCTTAATTTTTTTTTATATCTTTTTTTAATATTTTCAACAATTGAAGGCATTATATATTATTGTTCGATTAATTTATAACCTGATGTTGTTTTTGTTTTTCTATGAATTGTTTTATTTTTTGTAAAATTTTCATGACATTCTTTACATATATTTGTTAAATTAGCAGGATGATTTTTATGAATAGTTTTAATGTAATTGTTAATATCTGCTTTTTCTTGAGGCTCTAAATGATGTATATCTATTCCTTCTCTATTACAAAATTCACAATTTCCTTTTAATTTTTTAGAATTATATCTGGATTTTTTTTTACTTAATGAACCACATAATTTTTTGTTATATTTATTGCGTAATTCATATGTTTTTTCTATAAATGTATCTGGGAAATCAAAAGATTTACAAACCTCAATACCATACATATTCTCTCCTGGTCCATCTTCTAATTTACGGGTGTAATATAATTCACCACCAATATTTTTAACGGACATATGTTTAATTGCTAATGATTTTAAAGATACAATTTCTTTCATTGTTGTTAATTGATGAAAATGTGAAGCAAAAATATGGGAAGATTTTTTTTTATTTAACCATAGAAGAACTGAAGCAAAAATAGATACAGCACTTGAGGTTTCTGTTCCTGAACAAACTTCATCTCCTAAGATTAAACTATTTTCATCACATGTATTAATAAAGGTACTAACCTCACTCATTTCAACTGTAAATGTACTTAATCCCTTAAAAATATTATCATTACCCAAAATTCTTGTATATATCGCATTATATGGTTTATAATGGAATGATGAACAAGGAACAAACATTCCTGCTTGTGCCATAATAACAGATATACCTATTGATCTATTAATACTACTTTTACCTACTCCATTTGTTCCAAATATTAACATTCCATTTTTTTTTTTACCAATACATACATCATTTGGAACATAGGTTTCATTTAATTGTATTTTTTCAATTAATGGATGTCTTATATCTTTTGCTTCTATAAATGCTTTTTTTGCTTTATTATTTATGATAGGCTTACAATAATTATTATTTTTACTTACAAATGCCTTAGTTGTTAGCATATCTAAATTTGATACATATTTCACAAAATCATTCATTTCAGTATCATAATTTTTAAGAGAAATAACAAATTCGGTATAAACATTTGTTAAAATTTCAGTTAAATTATCTAATTTTTGACTATATTTTTTATAAAATTTATTAAGAACACTTCCACCAAGTTTATGATTTCCAGAAATACCTCCAGAAGTATGTTTAAATGTACTAAAATCTAAACCATTTACTATTACTGTTCCATTACTTTTTTCACCCGGATTGGGCAGGTCTGTATGATTTTTTGTTAAATTTTCACTTATACCTCTGCATCTGGCAGGAGTAGAATAAAAATATATACCACTTTTATCAGTTATATGTGTTTTGATAACAGCATTTTTATCTTTTTTCTTCCATAATAACGATTGAAGAGTATTTATCCATTTCTCTTTTTCAATTAATACATCATCATATTCTTTACTAACATCATCTAATACATCATTAATTCCAAAATTAATAAAATTAATTTCAAATTTATTATTTATTAATGTTTCACAAATTTTCATATTTAAATTTCTCTCCAATAATAAAATTAATCTATCACAAACTTCTTCAATATTTGTTCCAATATTTTTTGTAATGTATTTCATAATAGTTTTATCAGATTTTAGATTTTTATGAATTTCCTTTATACTATGAAGATTATTATTGAAATTATAAAAATCATTTGGAGAGACTTTATTAAAAATTATTTTTCTGTATAAATGTTCAATATCTTTAATATTTTGAAATGATTTTCTTAAAAATTCATATTTATCCCAATTATTAATCAAGTATTCAGTCATATTATATTGTTCATTTAAATACATAATGTCAGTAACAGGATGTAAAATTTTATCTTTTAAATATCTTCTTCCCATAGGAGTTACACATTTATTAATAAGTTTCTCTATAGATGAATGTTGTCCTTTTACATTACCCAAACTAACAATATTAAGTTGTCTTAAAGAATGATTACCAAGCAATAATCTATTAGTTACATTATCAAAAGATGGTTTTTGTAATTTATTAGTTAAATTAGCATTATGTAAGAATATAAAATCTAATAAAAAACATAAACTTTTTAAGGAAAATGGATTTTGGTCTAACATAGAAGATTTCACATATGATTCATAATCATAAATATCTTCATAAAATTTTAATATAATTTCTTTTTGAAAAGTTTGATTATCGCAATTATTTGCTTGAACTGAATTTTTATCTTCTTTATCATTTTCATCAATTATATGAATTGATTTTGTATCTAAATCTGCGAATTGAATAACATCTTTAACTTTATTATAATCATTATAATTATGTATAATAATTATTTCAGTAGGATTATAAATAGCATTAAATCTTTCTAATTCATCAAATATTGTAGTATTGTGTATATCAGGTTTTGTAATAGAATGTTCAAAAATTTTCACCGTTCCTGTAAAAATATCAATAACAGAACAACCGAAGGAAATAGAAGGATTTTTATTCATAAATCCAGAACTTGTATTAATAACATAACAAGCAATATTATTAGTATCTTCTTCTTTTTTTTCAACACTGAATGTGCAACCTGGAGAAAATATAACACTTTCACTTCTTGTTTTAGATTTTCCCATCATTCCGTCTTCATCCCATACAGCAACTGTATAACCATTATTAATTAATACTTTTACCCATTTTTCTAAATAATATTCTCCGTGAGTAAAACCAGCCATTTTAACAGGATATTTTTTACCAGAATCATCATAATATGGTTTATTACTAGCAGCAGCATTCATATTTGTTATATTAAGATAATCTTGAAAAGATTGATTTAAATATTCACCATTTTCATTTACAGGGCTATAAACTTCATAAAAACTTCCACATTGTAAAAGCATTAATGTTTTTTCGCCATATTTTTTTTTGTATTTTTTTAAATTATTAAAATATTTTGTAATCATTTTTTCATCTTTATCATTTTTTTTTGGCATCGAGTAATATTTAATATATTAGTTGATGCTTTAAATTGATTCTTTATATTCTTTAAACAACGCCATATTTTTTTTCTGCTTCATAAAATTTTAATAAATTAGTTTCATTATCAATACTGTTTATTATTTCATTATCTTTAGGTTTATAGCATATACATCTAGATGTCATACCAGCTATAAATGCAAAAAAAGTAATAAATATAATTTTTATAGTTGGAGGGAAATTTAAATTTTTATCAAATTTTGTATTAATTATAAACATTAAAGTAGAAGAAAGGGCAATTGTACTGAAAAAAAAGCACCATCCAAAAAAATAGTTCCAATTCATTTTACACAAACTCCCATATAAAAAATGATTACGTAAACTCATATATTTTGTAATCCATATTTTTTATTAAGTAGTTTTAATAAATTATATTTCATCTTCTTTCCAGTTATGTAACAAAATATCAGCATTTTTATTTTTAATATCTCCTGTCAAATATGCAGATTCATATATAGATCTTAATATATGATCAGGAGCATTACTACCTATTTTTATAAGATTATGTTTTCTTAAATAATCTTTCACTTCTATTATTGATTTTTTCTTTAAAATATTTACTTCATTTTTGATATTTTTTCTAGTTCTTTTATTTTTAACTAAAACACTAATTAATCCTTTATGTTTATTTTTACCTAAAGTTAATTTTCTTCTTATTCTTTTAGTTTTAATCTTATGTCTTTTTGGTGCGGGTGTAATACCCAATCCCTTGAATTTATTTTTAAGTTGATATAACTTTTCTTTTCTATTTTTATAATCATCTTTATTTTCATTACTATAATCTAAATTAAAAATTGGTTTTGATTTAAATTCATTTAAAATTTCTTTTTTATTATTTTTTAATGTTTTACTATATTGTTTCCATGTAGGTTTTGTTCCATTTTTGAGACAACCATAAGGTGGTTCTTTTATAGTAGGACTATTCATAGGATTTAAATCTACTTTAATATCTTGTTTTTGAGATTCAATTTGTATTTGATTATTAGATTGTAATTGTAATTGTTTATTTTTTAATGTTTTTCTTTTTTTTCTCTCTAATTTTTCTTTTTTTTTCTTTTTTTTCATTGATTCAAGATAATTAAGAGTATTCTTAAATTCATTTTCAAATTCGTTTTCTTCTTTTTTTTCTTTTTCATCTATTTCCTTTTCTTTTTCTTTTTTTTGATGTTCTTTAATTCTAGCAATTAATTTTTTTTTTATATCATTGGGTTTTAATTTACTTTTTTGAAAACTAGGTTTCTTTTTTTTTTCTTTTTTTTTCCTAGATTTTGACATATTAAAAAAATCAGGATTTATCGAAATACTTTTTTTACTCATATTAATAAATACAGAAAAATTAATACGAATTTTAACAATACATTTGATTTAAAATATCTTTAGATGTTGTATCTTTTCTACTTTTTACTTCATTATTGTCTAAAAACATTTTGTATCCGTTCTTTAAATCTTTCAAATTAATAATCATTTTTTTTTCTATTGGCAGGCAAAAAACTCTGCGTCCATGAGCTATTTTAACTTTTGCTAAAAGTGTTTCAATATCTCTACCATAAAATTTAAAAAAATCCATTTTATCTTCAAACCAAGATTTATCAACATCATCTTTTAATTTCCAACCAATATCATTTACCTTTTTTTTAAATATTAAAAAAAGTTCTTCATAACTGTAGTCATCTGTATTAAATCTCCAATTAAATCTAGAATCTAAACCTTGATTATATGAGAAAAAACAATTTTTTAATTCATTTTCATACCCCGCAATAATTACCATTAAATCATTTTTATGGTCACTTAAACCTTCGCATAATGTATCTATACATTCCTTAGCAAAAGAATCTCTTTTTTCGGGATTACCAAGAGCATAAGCTTCGTCGATAAATAAAACTCCTCCTATAGCATCTTTAATGACATCTTGAGTTTTTAATGCGGTTTGTCCTAAGTATCCTGCTATTAAATCAGCTCTAGTAACTTTTTTAAAATAATTTTTACTCAATATACCTAATTTACTAAAAATTTTTCCAATAATTTTTGCTGTTTCTGTCTTACCTGTTCCTGGAGGACCATAAATAACAGTATGCATAAAATCATTTGAACTATTAGATAATTTATGAAATTCTTGTATAAAATACAATATTTGGTCTACTATTGAATTTTTTAATTTTTTCATACCAATCATTGATTTTAAACTAAGTAATGGTTCTTTAATATTATGAATTGCTTTCATATTAATATTATACTGAATATCTATTTTTAAAGGATAATCTTCAATTAATTTTAAAATATCATCTAAACATTCAATTTCTACTTTAATATCAACTTTAGTTTTTTTTATAATAGGTTGTGGTGGAGGTAATTTGATTTTATTTGGATTAGATGGAAAATAAATTTTTTTCCTTCTTTCTCTATAATTAGGGAAAAACCCATTTGTTGAATTTTCACTTGAGTAATTAAATAATGATGATGACGGATTTCTACTGTGAATACTATTTATTCTAGCTAATAATTCATCTAGTCCTTGTTTTACTTCATTTCTTTTTGAATATGGAATAATTTTATTACAAGAATTATCTAAAAATTTATTATTATCTAATGAAGTTATTACTTTATTAAAATTATCCTTATTCTCATTTCTTTCGTTTTTCATATTATTTAAAATTTTTTGGACAGTCATATTTAAACTATTATCAACTATTTCTAAACTTTTTTTAAAAATATTATTTTTATCACCTCTACTAATATCAATATTATTTAAAAAATTATACTTACAATTATCTAGGTGTGATAAATGTGGATTTATAATATGATTTTTTGATAAATTTAAATTTAATAAAGATTTTGATATATCTATAATATTTTTATTAGGGTTTATAAATGACATATATATATTATAATATATATTAAAATGATTTAGATATAAAATTGAAATTTAAATATTAAATTTAATGAATCTTAAAATGGCTACAACTGAAAAACATGCGAAAATTTCAAAATTAGATTTAAAAAAAGTAAGTTGGAAAATTATAGAAAGTTATTTTAAGGGACAACATTTGGAAAGATTAGTAAGACACCAACTTGAATCCTATAATTATTTTATAAACTATCAAATTAAAAAAACTATTGAAATGTTTAATCCTGTTACTATTCATTCTGAACATGATAAAGATGAAAAAACAGGATTATATACACTAGAAATGATTGTAACATTTGACAACTTTCAAATTTATAGACCACAAATTCATGAAAATAATGGTGCTACAAAAATTATGTTTCCACAAGAAGCCAGATTAAGAAATTTTACATATTCATCTGCTATGACTATTGATGTTAATATTAAAATTATTAAAAGAACTGGTCCTAATTTGGAAAACATTGAAAATTTATATCAAAAAATACCCAGAATTCATATTGGTAAATTGCCTATAATGTTAAAATCTAATATTTGTATTTTAAAACAATATAATCATTTAAATTGTGATATTACTGGTGAATGTAAATATGATGGTGGTGGGTATTTTATTATTAATGGTAGTGAAAAAACTTGTTTAGCTCAAGAAAGAGCTGCTGAAAATAATATTATGTGTTTTAATATTAAAAAAAATAATAATAAATGGTCTTGGCTTGCTGAAATTAAATCTATTCCTGATAATAAATGTATTTCTCCAAAACAAATTAATATTACTATTGCTAATAGAAATAATGGTTCAGGTCATCCTATTTATATTCATATACCAAGAATTAAATCTCCTATTCCATTATTTATAGCATTTCGTGCTCTTGGAATTTTATCAGATATTGATATTTGTAAATATATTATTTTAAATATAAAAGAAAAATCTATGAAAAGAATGTTATTCGCATTAAAAGCTTCTATTGTTGATGCTCATAAATACAATACTCAAGAACTTGCTTTACAATATATTGTTAGTCAAGCTATGTTTACACCTATTAATATGAGCATTGAAGAAGGACTTTTAAAGAAAAAAGAATTTACAGAAGGTGTTTTATCAAATGATTTATTTCCACATTGTAAAGAAAAAATAGAAAAATTATATTTTATAGGATTTATGACAAATAAATTATTACAAACTTCTTTTGGATGGAGAAAATGTGATGATAGAGATTCTTATAAAAATAAAAGAATTGACCTATGTGGTGTTTTATTAAATAATTTGTTTAGAAATTATTTCAATAAACTTGTAAAAGATATGCAAAAACAAACTATTAGAGAAATTAATAATGGTTCCTGGAAATCTACTGATAATTATAAAAATATTATTAGTCTTACAAATATTTATAAAATTATTAAATCTACTACTATTGAAAATGGTCTTAAAAGAGCATTGGCTACTGGTGACTTTGGGATTAAAAATACAAATTCTAATAAAGTAGGTGTTGCTCAGGTATTGAATAGACTTACGTATATTTCTAGTTTAAGTCACTTACGAAGATTCAATACACCTATTGATAAAAGTGGTAAATTAATTCCACCAAGAAAACTACATAATACTCAATGGGGAATGGTTTGTGCTGCTGAATCCCCAGAAGGACAAAGTGTTGGTGTAGTTAAAAATTTAGCTTATATGGCTCATATATCAATTAAAAGTTTATCTCAACCTATTTATGATGTTATTGAACCATATATTATAAAATTGTCTAATTCCAAATTTGAAGAACTTTATAATAAAGTTAAAATTATTGTTAATGGTAATTGGATTGGAACTGTTAAAAATCCATATAAATTTTATAAATATATGAAAGACAAAAAATATGAAGGAATTATTAATATATTTACAAGTATTGTATTTGATTATAGACAGCAAGAAATTCATATTTGTAATGACGCTGGTAGAATTATGAGACCTGTTTATAAAGTTAAACATAATAAGTTACTACTAACTAGAAAAATTTCTTCTCAAATTATTAATAATGAATTGTCGTGGGAAGATTTATTAGTAAATAATAAAATACCTCAATCTATTATTGAATATATTGATGCTTCAGAACAAAATTCCTCACTTATTGCTATGAATGTCAAAAAATTTAAAGAAAAATATACTAAATCTTACAAATATACACACTGTGAAATTCATCCTTCTACCATATTTGGTATTTTAGCTAGTTGTATTCCTTTCCCTGAGCATAATCAATCGCCTAGAAACACATATCAATGTGCTATGGGAAAACAAGCTATGGGAATGTATGTTACAAATTATAAAAACAGAATGGATAAAACCGCATATGTTCAAACTTATACAATGAGACCTTTAGTTGATACAAGATTAATGAATATGATTCAACTTAATAAGATTCCATCTGGAAATATGGTTATTGTTGCTATTATGTCATATTCTGGATATAATCAAGAAGATAGTATTCTTTTCAATCAAGGTTCTTTGGATAGAGGATTATTTGGAGCTACTATTTATCATACTGAAAAAGATGAAGATAAAAAAATTCAAGGCGATGAAGAAATTAGATGTAAAGCTGATAGAACCAAAACAAAAGGTATGAAATTTGCCAATTATGATAAATTAAATGATAAAGGTGTCATTCCCGAAAATACATTATTAGAAAATGGCGATATTATTATTGGGAAAATTGTTCCTATTAAAGAAAATAGAAATGATCCTACCAAAGTTATTAAATATAAAGACCAGAGTAGAGTTTATAGAACACACGAGGAAAGTTATGTGGATAAAAATTATATTCATAGAAACGGTGATGGTTATACATTTGCTAAAATAAGAACAAGAGTTTATAGAAAACCTACTATTGGAGATAAATTTAGTTCTAGACATGGACAAAAAGGTACTATCGGTTTAGTTATTCCTGAAGAAAATATGCCAGTAAATAAAGATGGTCTTAGACCTGACATCATTATTAATCCTCATGCTATTCCA